CATAGCTATGAATCCTCAGGGGTACAGAATACCCCTGAGCGTGGTGTAAACGGTACCCCTGAGCGTAGGGTACAGAATACCCCTAAACCACATGAATTAGTACCAGCGTGTTCCGTGTCCCTTACCTCTCTTGAACCAAAGGAACAACACAACCACGCGCGCATGAGGCATCAAGGTCATGTTGTCGATTGTCCCTTCTGTCTCAAGCAAGTGCATCTTGTCAAGGGTGCCTGTCCTGGGTGTCAAACCATACTGTATGGATCGCGCAAAGTGGGGAGGGCCAAAACCTGAGCACGGAAAACGCGCGCACGCTTTCCAGAGTCTCTCAGGGGTTCGGATGGCATAATGAGGCTGCCTTTCTTTGTTACGCCTTCTTGAAAAAGTCACGCCTTACTCTCAACTAAGGCACGCCTTACTTTAGAGTTTGCATCGCCTTACATTTGGTGGTATACTCGGCGCATGGGCCTTGCTGCGAGTGTGGTTACAGGTTCGGCGTCTGGTGGCGTTTCTAGCGTCGCTGGGACTAGTTTACTCCCTCTTCCCTCTCATGTTACCACTGACGATTTCAACGATCGCACAGCGTCCTTTCAGGGCCTTTTACCTTACGCTCACATGCTGGCTGGTGGCGTCGCGTCTCGCTGCGCTCCGGCTGAGTTGGCAGATCTGCGGGTCGTCGCTGAGTCGGCGCTCTGGCTGGCGTGTTGTCGCTGGGATAGTACGCGCGGCGTCAAGCTGATCACGTACGCTCACAGGTACGTTATGGGCGCTTGCCGGAGGTATCTTCGCGATTGTTCGGCGTTGGTCCGCGTCCCTGCCTATCAATGGGGCCGCGTCGCTGTCGCCGTCGTCTCCGCCGACGATATCGACGCTATGGCGTGTCCTGGTGTTACTCCTCACGCTGCGCTAGAGTCCTCGGAGTTGTGCAGGGCTGTCGCCGCTGCCATTGCTGCCGTTACGCAGTCCCCTGACGTGCAACGCTGGCTATATGCTAGGCTGCTACAGGGGCGCACGTACGCTGACATAGGCAGGGCCGAGGGTGTCTGTCCGGTGGCGGTGCGCTGCGCGTGCGTACGCGCCTTGCCGCACGTACGGGCCTGGCTAGTGGCGCATGGCTGGGGTATCGAATGAGTGTTCGTGGTGTTAACTAGTGGTTGGCAGGTGGGGAGGGGGCGGTGGCGTACCCCCCCAAGGGACTCGCAGCGGAGCGTGCGGTAGGGGGTTCCCTATCCCTCTCCACGAGTCCCAAAAAGGTTATCTGCTCTGAGCGTAAAAAGAGGGAATCTGCCGTAAAAAATCAAAAAAACAAAAGGGGTTGTGGTAGATATGGGTCGTCCGAAGGGTTCCAAGACCGTAAAGGGTATTCGCAGCGCTCAGTCGTTCGTTGTGGCTGCAAGTCCGGTGACTGCAGACGAGTTGGTATGGCCTGAGATGTTGTTGGCTGCATTTTGCGAGAGCGGGAACTTTGCGGATGCCTGCAAGTTGGCTGGTGTAAGTCGGATGACGGTGTGGCGTCGTCGTCAGGCTGATCCTGAGTTCGACTCTGCTTTCATAGAGGCAAAGGAATTAGCGGTGCAGACTTTGGAGGAGATAGCGTATGATAGGGCGAGGGCAAAGTCTGATTTGCTGATGATGTTCTTGCTAAAGGCTGCTCGTCCTGAGATGTATCGTGAGAAGTATCGTTATGAGCACACTGGTTCGGACGGCAAGGGGATAGAGATATGCGTCAGTTACGAGCAGTTGGTAGGAACGACGGCTGCTTTGCCTGCTGAGGGGGTATTGGATGCGGAGTTCAGTTCAGTCGGAGACGCCGAAGGAGATGCGGAAGGTATCGTTAGTTTTGCCGACTCCTCATTCGGCTCAGATGCCGGTATATCAGAGTCAGAGTAGGTTCAGGGTAGTCGCGTGTGGTCGTCGGTTCGGCAAGACGATGTTGAACAGCATTTTGTTGAGCGAGTCGATGTTGAAGGGTTGGCCTTGCGCTTACTTTGCTCCTACTTACAAGCAGTTGGCGTTTGTCTGGCGTGATATAAAGCAGATGTTGGCGCCGGTAATTGCTGAGAAGAGCGAGGGTGAGCACCGGATAAAGTTGTTCACTGGCGGGACGTTGGACATGTGGAGCATGGACGGGGAGAGGCCGGGGATAGGGCGCAAGTACAAGCGGGTTGTGGTTGACGAGGCCGGAATGTGTCCTAACCTGAAGGAGCAGTTCAACGAGGCGATTAGGCCGACGTTAACTGACTACCGTGGGGATGGTGTTTTCAGTGGTACGCCGAAGGGGAGGAATTACTTTTGGCAGGTATGGTGTTTGGGAAATGACCCTGACGAGCCGGAGTGGCAGAGCTTCCACATGCCGTCCTCGATGAACCCATATTTGGATATTGCGGAGATAGAGGCGGCGCGTAAGGGGATGCCTGACAGGGCGTTTCGGCAGGAGTACCTTGCTGAGTTCATCGAAGAGAGTGGTGGCGTGTTTCGTAAGGTTGCGGAGGCTGTGGATGCTGGGCGGAGCCATAACGAGGAGCCTCGCGAGGGTGTGGCGTATTATCTTGGCGTGGACTTGGCGCGGGTTGAGGACTTTACCGTTATCAGTGTTTTTGACCAGACAGGCCGGCAGGTTTATTTCGAGCGGTTCAACGAGATAAGTTGGGAACGGCAGTTGGAGAGCATCGAGCGGGTGGCGAAGAGGTACAATAACGCGCACGTCCTGGTGGACGCGACCGGGATTGGTGATCCGTTGCTGGAGAGTATTCGCAAGCGCGGTGTGCGTGGGGTAGAGGGGTATAACCTGACGCACGGCAGCAAAGAAGCCTTGATCGACAAGCACGCGATGGGGATAGAGCACGGCGACTTTAGGTTTATGGCTATTGGTGTTCAGACGAACGAACACATGGCCTATGAGTATCAGATGACCAAGGCAGGAAACGTGAGGATGGGGGCGCCGGAAGGGATGCACGATGATACCGTTATCGCAGCGGCGTTGGCGACTTGGCGGTTGAGACTACGCGCAGTAAGAATCTATAAGGAGAGGCCGGACCCGATGAACCCTGAAGAAGTGCATAAAGCAGCACAGAGAGCGAGGAATAGGTACTGATGCCGAGGTTTGATTTCCACTGCAAGAACTGTCGGACTACGTTTGAGGCGTATATCCCGTTTGACGAGGTGGACGCCACCAAAGAGCGCGAGTGTGTGTGCGGAGGCACGGCCAAACGGATGATGAGTTTTGGGAGTGTCCGTGTCGAAGTGCCAGAATCGTTCAACCGAGAGCCTGACGTTCCGCCTGGGTTTGGACTTCCTCAGAATATACATGAGGACAAAATATGGAATGATAGCGGTGTGGGGGCAAGATGGGTTTGAAGCTAACAGAAGACCAACTGAAGTTGACTGTTTCCCGCATACGCACAGGTATGCGGTTCGCCCAGGAGTCTCTTGCCTGTATCGGAGATGACCGGGACAACGGTTTCTCCTCCGAGCACCAGCGCAACCTCTGTTTGCTATCCTCAACCTACTGGGAACGACGGCAGAAGCCTGATATGCGGAGCGTGAACCATATTATGGACGCTTTGCTGGTGAAACAGGCCGTCGTGACAGGGGGTGAGGTGGAGTTTCACCTGACACCCCGCAAACCGGACTTTGAAGAGTTGTCCTTGGCCATGCAGGACGGTGTAAACCACGCTTGGAACATCCTGAACCTCCAGCGAGAGTGCCGAAAAGCGCAGTGGGACAGCTATATCTATAAGCGCGGTGGTGTTGTCGAGGTTGGGTGGCTGGCTGAAGCGGCGATTACCGCCAAGAATGACGAAGAAGGCGACTCTGAACACGAACAGTTGTCTATGGCGGTCGCCGGTCAGATGGTTCCTCCAGCTCCTGGACTAGAGGACTACGACGGTTCTTTGCCTGGTGAGCCGGTAGAGGAGCAAACGGAGCCGGAAATAAAGGTAAGTCGCCCGTTTGTTGAGCGGTTTCCTATGGTTGACAGGTGGGATGACAAGCCAAACCTGATTATCGACCCCAACTGCGTGTCTTGGGATTTGTCCACGGCGCGTTATGTGTTTCGTCGGCGTAAAGAGTTTGTCGAACAGGTTAAGAACAACCCGAAATACAAGAACACCAAGGATTTGAAGGGCGCGGCGATAACCTACACGCACGAAAGCGGCGGGATCGTCGCCCTGACACCGGAAAATGAGGACTGCGAGCAGGTAGAGATTTACGACGGCTACACCTTCATGGATATTAACCATGACGGGCGCGAAGAACTTGTACACGTCGTCTTGGCGGCTGAACACGAGAAGGAATTGCTTGCCGAAGAGACACCGTACCCGCATTTCCTTCAGGCGGGGTTTGTAAACCCGTTCCCGTTCGAGATTCGGCCTGGGTTCGTCGCCGACAACGACAATTTGGAGTGTTTGCCGGACGTTTCCCGCGTCAGAGACAAACAGGTGTCGTTTGATGAGGCATGGACGCAGATAGAGTATCAGCGGGCGCATAGTCCGAATATCATG